TTATGTATTAAGCCGTCTGTTATGCAGGCGGCTTCGACATTTATAAGCAAAATACAGCGAAGCGCCTGAGCCGAAACGGGTGCAAGCTGCGTAAGTGGTTTCAGTTCTCCCGATAGGCATCTTTCCCGAAAGCGCGCAGAAGAAGCGGTATATGGCTATCGTGAAACATAGTACGGACGCGCCTGAAAACAACAAAACGGCAGGAATTTTCATTCCTACCGTAAGAGTATTTGGGTATGAAAAAACCGCATAAACACTGGGTTTATGCGGTTTCCAATGGCGGGGCGTGTCGTTTGAAATCCGAACACCGGAAGAGCCTTGCAGATCGTCCGCGAAGGGCGGTTCTTCGGTACTGTCGAGCATTTCCATATAGCTTACTTGCTTTCCGCCTTCGATATTGTAATAAATAACTGTCTTATCGTCGTACAGATAGACGGAATTTATAAAAACGTCTATAATGCGTTCTCTGAATTCCATATCGTCAAGATCGCCTTTGCAAAACGTCTTTAGCCACGTCTTTATCTGTTCTTCGGTAAGCTGAACGCGGGCGGCTACATGAAGTTTTGCAATATCAATTTCAAGATCGGTTTTCTGAACGTCCAGCAATTCCATTTTGTCAAATATCGGTTTGCGGGCAGCAGGAGGGCAAACGGCGAGAGTATCAACAAGGGAACTAATTTCCGCGTTTACCCGCTCTAATTGCTTTTCATAGTCCTTTATATGGTTGTCCCCGAAATCCTTTTCATATTGAGCGACAAGGGCGGCGGCTATATAATCCATGCGATCCGGCGTTAAAACATATTCGACCGTCTGTTCAACAACGTACCATTCAATAAAATCTTTCTTTTCGTTCTTTTTATTGCAAGTGTGTTCCTTCTTGCGCTTTCCGCAAGCGTAATAATGATACGTGTTACCCATTTTGCCGCGTCCGCTTTCCCCTACCATGCGCGTACCGCAATAGCCGCAAAAGGCTTTTCCCTGTAAAAGATAATCTATCTTCGCTTTTGAAGCGGCGGGGGCGTGTTTTACCTTGTCTAACCGCTCTTGCACTTTGTAGAACGTCGCTTCATCTATGAGCGCTTCACAGCCTCCGGCGACTTCCTGCCCGTTATAGAGATAAACACCAATATATTTTTTGTTCCGTAAAGCTGCTTGCATACTTGATAATGTGAGCGGCTTTCCTTTTTTATTGCGAATGCCGCGCGCGTTCAGTTCGGCTATTATTTCCCGCTTTGAAACGCCTTTCGCGTACTGTTCAAACATATAGCGGATTGTGGGCGCGGTGCGTTCATCAATTACAAGCCGCTTGTTCTCTACCTTGTAGCCGATCGGCGGAACGCCGCCGAGATAAGTTCCGTTGATAATACTTTCCCGCTGTCCGCGCCGGACGTGCTTTGAAAGGTTCGCAGAGTAGTATTCCGCCATACTTTCAAGCAAGCCTTCAAGGATAATGCCTTCCGGCGCGTCTGTTATGTTTTCTGTTGCGGAAATGACCTTCACGCCGTATTTTTTTAGCTTTGCTTTATAATGCGCGCTGTCGTAGCGGTTGCGGGCGAAGCGATCCAGCTTCCAAACAATAACCCGTTGAAACTGTTGTTTGCTTGCGTCGGCAATCATTTTTTGAAAGTCGGGGCGATCGTCCGTCTTGCCGCTGATTGCACGGTCAATATATTCCCCGACAACGTGCAGCCCTTCCCGCTGGGCGTAGGCGTAGCAATCCCGCAACTGTCCTTCTATGCTTTGTTCCTGCTGGCTATGGGAGGAATAGCGGGCATATATAACCGCGTTCAATGCTTGCTGCATTGCTATTCCTCCTTCTCCGCTTGCCGCTTAGATTGAACAAACTTGATATAGTTAATTACTTCAAGCAATTCTTCTTCGGATAAGTCTTGACAGAGTTCTAAAAGGGGAAGGCGCTTTTGCGCTTGATAAACCGTCCATTTTCCAATTATAGCGGTTACTCTGTTTTTTACTTCAAAAGAGTGTTTCAAGCCGCCGTCCATGCTATCGGGTGGAGTTGTGTTGTAAAAGAAATAGTCCGGAGTAATTCCAAATATTTCACACATAGCATATAAGGCTTTGCGATCGGGGCTTGATCTGTCAAGTTCCCACGTTCTAACCGTGCTTTCAGCCTTGCCGAGCATTTCCGCTAATTGAGCTTGTGTCAACCCACGTTTAACGCGCTGTTCTTTGATAGCTTTCCCAAAAGTCATTAGAAGCGCCTCCTTTCTTAGCACTATCACTATTATAAGCAATATTATTGCTGATTTCAAGATAAAGCGCGAAAAATTCGCTGAAAACTTAATCAAAGCTATTGACAGCGGAAATATCGCTGTGTATAATAGAGGCAAGAACAGCGGAATTTCCGCTGAAAGGAGGAAAATATATGAATGCACTACGAGAACTTAGAACAGAAAATGGGTTTAGTCAAGAGAAAATGGCGGCAGAATTGGGCGTTTCCCTCTCTATGTATCAGAAAGTAGAGCAAGGAAACGCAAAGGCGGGGCGCGCTTTTATGGAAAAGATCAAGCGCCGCTTCCCAGAAGTAAGCATTGACTATATTTTTTTTACAGTTAACAGCGATATTTCCGCTGCTTTAAGTGTTTGAAGGGAGGCATAACAATGGCGCAACTACTTGCAGAGGGCGAAGCCCTTGTAGAAGTAGGCGTTATGGGCTTGCGCGCACCGGACGGCAGCTATACAGAGAATGTGAAGCTATTCCGCATCGTATCGACGCGGGAGGTAAACCCGAAAACAAACATGACACGCGGCGAAGAACAGGCTTGCGAAGATATAGCTTCCGTGCTGGCGGAGAAATTCGGGCAGTACATAGCGGGAACAAGAAAGGCGGCGGCAAGATGAAACAGAAAAAGAAGGCGCTTTCGCTTTATGAGGGCTACGAAACCAGCATAGCAGCGGAGAGCCTTGAAGAACGCGACGAATTAGAAGCGAAGTTTCAAGCAATGGAAGAAAACTGTTTTGATTTAGGCGAGGATGACAGGGGCGCACACTTCCCGAAAATGGAATATAGCGATCTTGCAAAGTGTTTTGAAAAAGAGGGCTTCGCGCCGGAAATCAAAATGGAAATTGCGCGGGCTTGTTATGCAACGTACCTTGACGGGTACAAGGGAAAAGCATTCAAAAGGCATATCGCTTGCGAATTGCGGGAGGGCGGCGAAGATGGGAAGTAAAAAATACAACTTCCGTTTCCAAAGCTATCCGAACCGGATAGAAGCAGAACGGACGCGGCGCGGCTGGACGCAAGGAACGCTTGCGGAGCGGGCAAACGTTAGCAGATGTGCGATCGGAAAATATGAAATGTGGGCGGCTGGCGGCGTTCCGTACCGCGAGGACATGAAAAGTATTACAGACACAACCGCGCAGCTTATCGCGGACGCGCTGGAAGTCAAGCCGGAAGCGCTCTTTGAACATTACGCAGAAGCGGCAGCAGAGTACAAACCGCGCGTAAAGCCGTTTTCAACAAGAGCCGAGCGGGACGCGGCTATTATGTCGGCGCTTGAACCAGTGAAATATACCGCGCTGAAAATGTCCAGCGCTCTTCGCTGCAAAGATGTATGGTACGAAATGGAAGATATTATAGCGGAGGCTTACGCGGAACTTGTAACAGTAGCGGAAGAAGCCTACACAAGAGGAATAAGCGCAAGCGTAAGTTTTGAACCGTATGTATGCGGTGCTGTGAAAAAGTCGCTATTGAGGTTGCGGAAGTATCACGGGCAGCAATGCCGGAAAGCGGAACTTGTAAGCTATGAAGCGTACTTCCCTTTGCACGATCCCGCTTCTTCCTTCAATCTTGAAGAACGGGTATGCTTACGCGAGGAATGTCGCGAGGCGATAAAGACGCTTACACCGGAACGCCGCCGCGATCCGTACATAGCGGAAATGCTGGAGGTAGTCGGAATATGAAAACAGACAAAAAAATAACGCCCAGCGTCGGCAAACGCTGAACGTTATAGGCTTCACAAGAGCCATTCAATACATTTATATTATAGCACTTGTGAAGCCTCTTTGTCAATGCAGGAGGCAAAAAATGAGAGCGAAACGCCGGATTTTTTCGGGTTGCGTATGTGAACAGGAGGTTTACACCGTGCCGGATCGTACAAGGAACGTAAAAAAGGCAGAACCGCGCCCGCGCTTTAGCAGCAAAGAGGAATACGACGAATTCAAGCGGCAGATCGCCCGCAGGAATTTTGCGCGGAAGGTAAATGCAACGTTTTCCCCGCAATCGCTATATATCACGCTGACGCTTGACCGCGAAAACGGAGCGCATACATACGAAGAGGCGGACGCGATCATAAATCCGTTTTGGCGACGGCTTCGGCGGTTAAATCCGGACGCGCAAATAGTGCTTGCAAAAGGGTTCGGGAAGAGAACAAGCCGTATTCACTTTCACATGATCGTAAACGGTATTACCGAAGAGCAAATACGGGAGAAGTGGAACGCCGGAAGGGTTGCGCGGATCGAGCATTTACGGAAACACAACTACTACGACGGCATAGACCACGGGCAGGATTATACAGGGCTTGCAAATTACCTGTTCGACCATTGGACACCGGAACAAGGCACGCGGCATTATAAAGGCACAAAAAACCTATGCGAGCCGGAAACAGAGGACGCAACCGAAGCAAAGCGGGAATATTCCGAAAAAAAGCCGCCGAAAGCGCCGAAGGGTTACAAGCTGGTATCTGCAAAAATAACGCCATACGGCTATATGAATTTCAAGTATGTAAAAGACGACGCAGACGCGGCGGACACGCCGACGGATAAAGGCAAGCGGCGCTTAAAATGCTGATTTTATATCAGCCTTGATAAGCCTTGTAAATATGTAAGGTTCAGTAACCAAAGCAGGATATTTCATAAAATCAATTCTTTTTTTCTCTCTATATCCGCCACGCGAAAGTAATAGGGGGTTGCAGGGGGAAAGAGGAACGCGGGCGGAAATGTTCTTCTTTCCCCCTGCATAGAGAAACAGAAAGGAGCGGCAAAGATGTTTTACAAGATTTGCCCATATTGCGGGTGCAGCCTTGATCCTTCGGAAAGTTGCGATTGTCAGCAGGAACGAAGGAGCGGGCAGGAAGAAAACGAAGGGAGGCGGCAAGATGGCGAAATTCAGCGTTACAGGGCTGGACGAAATACGTTATCAGCTACAAGCGCGCGGCGCGAAAGTGGAAGGAACGGTTAATCATATGTTACGCGCTGGCGCAAAGGTTATGCGGGAGGAAATGCAAGCCAGCATGAAGGAATACGGCTTGAAGGATACGGGCGATCTTATCAAGTCTGTTAAGGCTGGTAAAATTCAGAAAACCGCTACCGGAAAATCAATCACGGTTGCGCCTTCCGGAAAAGACCGCCACGGAGTACCGAACGCAATTAAAGCGGCGGTATATCAAATTGGAAATTCAAAGTATCCGGCGCGCCCGTGGAAAACCCTTGCAGATGAACGCGGCAAAGAAAAGGCGGTGCAACGTATGCAAGAAGTTTTCAATGAAGAAATGAGCAAAGACGGAGGCGGATCGGAAGAATGAGTATTTTTGGGCGTATTTTCGGGAGGGTAAAGCCTCCAGCAAGCGGGACAAGTCGCGCGGAGATTATCGGCGGCGGTAATTCCTTTTCAGCATGGAGCGGGAACGCTTACAGCAATGATATTTACAGGGGCGCGGTGGACGCAATCGCAAGAAATGCAGCAAAAATGAAAGGTTCACACGTTATCAAGTATCGGGATCATGAGCGGGCGGAAGGAGATTGCAAGCTAAATCGTATTTTGCAGATCGAGCCTAACCCGTATATGAGCGCGTTTGATATGCTGTATAAGCTGATAACGCATTATTACTTGTATAACAACGCCTTTGCGTATATACAGAGGGACGAACGCGGGCAGCTTGCCGCCGTATTCCCTCTTAACGCTGTCCATGCAGAGTTTTTGAGCGATACGGGCGGCGCGCTTTATGTGCGCTTCATCTTCGCGGGCGGAAAAGAAACGCTTTTGCCGTATGCCGATATTATCCACCTTCGGCGCAATTTCAACGGTAACGACGTTTTAGGCGATCCGAACGACGCGCTTTCCCCTGCTTTACAGCTTGCGCATACACAAAATGAAGGCATTATATCGGCAATTAAGAGCGGCGCAAGCCTTCGCGGAATTTTGCGCCGGACGCAGATCGCAAGCCCCGAAATGCTCAAACAATTAAAAGATAACTTTGTAAAAGATTATCTTGACATTACGAATAACGGCGGCGTGGCGGCGATTGATAACGGATTTGAATATATCCCGATCGACAACAAGCCGTATTCCGTAGATGAAAAACAAATGCAAGCGGTAAAAGATAAGATTTACAATTACTTGGGCATTTCCGAAGCGATCGTAAATAGCAGCTATAACGAAGATCAATGGGCGGCGTTCTATGAAAGAACAATAGAGCCGCTGGCGCTGCAATTAAGCCTTGAATTTACCCGCAAGCTGTTTAACGATCGGGAACGCGCCTTCGGTAATTCTGTTTTATTTGAGAGCGGGCGGCTACAATTCAGCAGCAATGCAACAAAAGTAAACCTTATCCGCGAACTTATGCCGATGGGCTTACTAACAGTAAATCAAGCGTTGGAAATTCTAAACCTTCCCAGCGTTCCGGACGGCGACAGGCGCATACAATCGCTTAATTATGTTGACGCGGACAAAGCGGAGGAATACCAGCTTGCAAGGGCAAAAGCGACCGCCGCTATTGTACCTTCTTCCGCTGACAGAAAGGACGGCGCGGGAAATGAAGGATAAATATATACTTGCCGCGCTGCTGGGAACGCAAGACCGCGTAACGGGCGAATTTCCGAACATTCCGCTATATGCGAAAGCGGGAGATTGCACACATATTCCGGCATTTGCGCGGCGCGACTTATCGGACATAGAAGAAACGGCGGAAGATAATTATATTCCGGCTGGAATTATAGCGGTATTTGATCCGGAAGCAAACACGTTTTCGCCTATTCAGCTATACGCGCTTACAAAAGAATGGCTTGATCTTACGCTTATAGCAAGCGAACACATAACAGGGCTTGAAACGGAGGTGCACGCAGATGAAAGAAATTAGAGTATGCGAAATAAGAGCGGCAGCGACGGCAGACGCGGCAAAAACTCTTAGATTAGAGGGTAGGCCGATTGTTTACGATCAGCCAACCACAATAAACGATCCGGCAGGCGCGTTTATTGAAATTATCCGAGCGGGGGCGCTGGATCATGCGGACTTGTCAGACGCGAGACTGTTCTACAATCACGACTTGAACAAAGTACCGCTTGCGAGAACGCCCAAAACAATGCAACTGACGCTTGACGCGGCAGGGTTGAGCATGGTTGCAGAATTACCGGACACCGAGGAAGCAAGAAGCGTATATACGGCAGTACAGCGCGGCGATCTTTCCGGTATGTCCTTCGCGTTCAAAGTTCCGGAGGGCGGCGACAGCTACGACGCGGCGACCAATACCCGAACGATATTCAAGATCGAAAAGGTATATGAAATCAGCGTTGTTCCATTCCCCGCCTATCCGCAAACAAGCGTAGAAGCGCGATCCGCTTTCAACGCGGCGGCTTCGGAACGTTTGAAGGCGGCAATGATTATCAAGGCAAATAAAATCTTGATGAAAGAGGTATAACGCTATGAGCGAACAGGAAAAGACCGTTACGGAGGAAGCAAAGCAGAAGCAGGACGCACCAAAAAAAGAGCGCCCGCGCAGCCTTCTTGATCGGCTTTATATGCAACTTGATATTTTGGAGCGGGAGCAAGGGAAAATTGTTACCGGCTATGAGGGATCACAAAACCCGAAAGCAGCAAGAACGGAATATTTGACGTTTGCGGAGCAGATCAACAAGATTGTAAACACTATCATTGACATTAAACGAGGAGGAAAACAGAAATGAAATTCAAGACTATTGCAGAGGCTTTCAACCATTACCGTACCGCTACGCTGGAGGAAATCGAGCGCAGAGCGGCAGAAATCAAAAACACCATTGCGACCGACGCATGCGCAGATATGAACGCGCTGAATATCGAACTTGACGGGCTGGCACAGGCAAAAGAGAACTTGCAGCAGCGCGGCGCTTCCGGACAGCAGCAGAATTTTAACCCGATTGCGGGCGGCGGTATGACCTTTGAGCGCCGCGCCAGCTATGAAGCGACCGAAGGCGACGTACTGAACAGCGCCGAATATAGAAGCGCATTTATGAAACGCCTTCTTGGACGTAAGCTGAACAGCTTTGAGGAAGCAGCCTTTAACCGCGCCATGAATGAGCAGCGCGCGGACGCTTACAGCACTTCCACAAGCGTGGCGGCGGTTCTTCCTACGCAGACGCTTAACGAGGTTATCAGCAAGGCGCGCACAATGGGCGGAATTATGAGCGTATGCCGTAGCTTTAACGTGCCTTCTAAAATTGCTATTCCCGTAGGTACGCCGATGAGCGCCGCAAGCTGGCACATCGAGGGCGCAGCCGTAGAGAGCGCCGCGCCTACCATTGCAACAATCAGCTTTGACGGGTACGAAATTATGAAGGTTCTTTCCGTAAGCGTCAAGGTGCAGAGCATGAGCATTGCCGCTTTTGAAAGCTATCTTACCGAGGAACTTTCTAATTGCGTTATGGCTTGTATTGCAAGCGCCCTTGTAAACGGTACGGGTGCTTCGCAGGGCACGGGCGTTCTTTCCGGTATCACATGGACGGCGGACAAAAATTTCTTCACTTTCAGCAAAGCGAATGGGCTTGCATATGCCGACGTAGTAAAGACCGTTGCCGCGCTTGCGAGAGGGTACGCAAACGGCGCTTGCTGGGCTATGAACAATGCAGCGCTTTACAATCTCTTCTACGGAATGCAGGACGCAAACAAGCGCCCGATCTTCATTGCCGATCCGAAGGCGGAGAATATCGGTAAAATTCTTGGCTTCCCCGTTGTGGTTGATGATTACTTGCCCACAGATACAATTATCTTCGGCAACTTCAACTACATGGGCTACAATATGCCCGAAGGTATCACGATCGAGGCTTCCCGCGAAAGCAGCTTCAAGAGCGGGCTTATTGATTATCGCGCTATTGCGGTATGCGATTGCAAGCCCATTGTTCCGGAAGCATTTATCAAGCTGACGCGCGCAACAGCCTAACGGGGAGCGGGAAAAATGCTTACGTTAGAGCAAGCCCGCGAGGCTTTGAGGCTGGATAGCACAGATAACGACGATATTATAACGGGGTTAATGAATGCTATTCCAGACTATATCGAACTTTGCACGGGCGTAACGGCAGAACAGCAAGCGCAAGAGCCGTTAGCGGATACCGCGGGAAAATTTCTGCTTATTCTGTGGTATAACGCGGAGCGGGTGGACGCTGAAAAGATACAGCGTACCATTGACAGCTTGCTAAAGACGCTTCAATTAAAGGCTGAAAGGGGTTAAGGTATGGCGAAGGACTACGCGAGGACGTTCTACGATAGTCAAGCATGGCGCAGGACGCGCGAGGCTTATTTACAGAGTAAGCATTATATTTGCGAAGATTGCGGCGGGACGGCTTCCGTAGTCCACCATATCACCTACATAAAGCCGTGGAACGTGAACGATCCGAGTATTACGCTTAATTGGGACAATCTGAAAGCAGTATGCGAGAAATGCCACGCGGAAGAACATTCACGGGATTTGAAGAAACGCGGCGGTGAAGCAAGGCTAAACGGGATTGCCTTTGATGAAGAAGGCAATGTAATAAAGCAAGCAAATGTATTCCTTGTATGCGGAAGTCCGGCGAGCGGGAAAACAACATACGTTGCGGAACATAAGCGCAGCAATGATCTTGTTGTTGATGTGGATTATATTTGCGCTGCATTAGCGGGAGAAACGTGCAACGTTCATTTAGACCATAAGCCGATATTGTCCGTTGCGCTGGAGGTACGGGAATTGCTCTATCAGATCATACAGACGCGGCGCGGGAAATGGGAACACGCTTTCGTTATTACAACGGTTGCCGACGTTCGCGAGATGAAGGCAGTTGCCGACGAATTGCGGGCGGAAGTAGTGTTAATGGAAACAACGCTTAAAGAGTGTTTACAGCGGGTTGCAAACGATCCGAGCAGAGCGCACAACAGAAGAACGCAAGAAAAAATAGTGAAAGAATGGTTTGAAAAATATAATTCTTCCCTTGAAAAAGGATAAGCCCCCTTATTCAAAAATGATAGAGGGGGAAGCGCACCAACAGGGGGCAACCTTTTCTTTCCCCTCCGAGGGCGCGCGTATGAGGGGAGGGGTAAAACAAGCGTAGCGGTTTAGAAATGGGGTGTTTTAGCATGGCGGTAAAGGACGATAACGAGAAATTAAAGGACTTGCGGAAACTTCGGAAGATATTAAAACTTGTTCCGGCGGATCGCAAGGACATTGCCGAAAAACTTATACAGCGCATAACGTTCATGGCGGGCGTTCTTGATGATCTGCAAGAGCAGATACAGCAGAACGGCACAATAGACCATTTCAAACAGGGCGCACAGGAGTTCGACCGCGAAAGCCCCGCGCTTAAATCCTACAATACAACGATCCAGCGTTACAGCTTGCTTTATAAGCAGCTTGTCGATCTTCTCCCGCCGCCGGAGATTGACACGAAAAAGAAAAACGAAGTGCTGGACTTCATCACAAAGCAGGGATAAGGCTTGAACTATATTACAGAGTATTGGAAGGAGATTGAAAGCGAGAAATGCGTTGTATCGCGACGGGTTAGAAAAGTATATGAACAGCTTGCGCGCCGGATCGAGCAGCCAGAAGAGGGCGCGCGCTATATCTTTGACGAAAAGAAGGCGCTTCGCCCGATCGAGTTTATAGAACGGTTCTGCAAGCATTCAAAAGGCGAATGGGCGGGCAAACCCGTAACGCTTGAATTGTTCCAAAAGGCTTTTATATCGGCGCTCTTCGGGTTCGTCGATAAAGAAACAGGCTTGCGGCAGTACCGCGAAGCTATGTTCTACGTAGCCCGCAAGAATGGTAAAAGTACCATGCTGGCGGGTATTGCGTTATATATGCTTGTTGCGGATTTAGAAGCGGGCGCGGAGATATACAGTGCAGCAACAAAGCGGGATCAAGCGCGGCTTATCTTTGAAGAGGCTTACAACATGGTTAAGCAAAGCCCGCAGCTTCGGGAATTGCTGAAAAAGCGCAAGGGCGATCTATACTTTGCAAATACCTTTTCCCGCTTCGAGGCGTTGAGCAAGGATAGCGGGAGCATGGACGGCTTAAACGCGCATTGCGTCATTATCGACGAATTGCACGGCGTAAAGGATCGTAACTTGTACGAAGTCTTGAAGCAATCGCAGAGCGCGCGCCGCCAGCCGCTTTTGATTATGATAACGACGGCGGGAACGGTACGCGAATGTATTTTTGATGAAATGTATGCGACCGCTTGCAATATCGTTGACGGCGTTTTCAAAGATGATACTTTCTTGCCGATCCTCTATGAACTTGACAGGCGCGAGGAATGGACGCAGCCGGAGGCATGGCAAAAGGCTAATCCGGCGTTAGGCACAATCAAGAAAATAGACGATCTGAAAACAAAGATTGCCCGCGCACAGAATAACCCCAGCGAACTTCGCGGCTTGCTTGTAAAAGACTTCAACGTAAAAGACACGTTAAGCACGGCGTGGCTTAATCTTGAAGATATTGAAAATCCGGCTAAATTCGATATTGCCCGCTTTGAAAATAAGTTTGCGATCGGCGGCGCGGACTTATCGAAAACCCTTGATCTTACATGCGCTACCCTGCTTATGGTAGACAAGGAAACGGAATTGCGGTACGTTACACAAATGTACTGGATACCAGAAGAAACCCTTGAAAAGCGGGTACTTGAAGAGAAAATACCTTATGACAAGTGGCGCGATCGGGGCTTGTTGCGGACGTGCGCCGGAAATACAATCGACTACAAGGACGTTACAGCGTGGTTTATCGAAATGACGCAGGAATATAAAATCATTCCCGCATGGGTTTATTACGATAGCTGGAGCGCCCGCTATTGGGTAGAGGAAATGAAGGCAAACGGCTTTCAGATGATCTCTTGCATACAGGGGGCAAAAACGCTTTCCCTTCCCATGCAGCAGTTAGGCGCAGACTTACAGGCGAAGCGGATTATATACAATGATAACCCGATTTTGAAGTGGTGCTTAACAAATACAGGCGTACAGACAGACCGCAACGGGAATATAGTTCCGGTCAAAAATCAAGCAGCAAAACAGCGCATAGACGGCATGGCGAGCCTTCTTGACGCTTACGTGGGCTTAACAGAAAAATATAACGAATTTATAAGCGCGCTGTAAAGAGCGCTATTAAAAGGGGGCGGAAGAAATGACGGCGGAAGCTGCAATTAAAACGGCGCTTGAAAGTTTAGGCGTTCCGGTGGGGCGCTTAACGTTCCGAGGAAATGCAAATACATTCGTAACCTATCAGCTTGTAATATCAGCGGAGCGGGATTTTTCCGACGACGAAAACGCGGCGGAGGAATACACATACAGAATAGACCTTTTTTCCCGCGTGGATTATATCGCTTTATTGCGCCGCGTGAAGCGGGTATTGAAAGCGGCGGGCTTTTACGGGATCGAAGCGGAAGCGGAGGTTTACGAACGGGATACAAAATACTTCCATGTACCGATTACGGCGAAATATCTTGAAGAGGCGGAGGCGGAAGAATGAAGCTGAAAGATAAGAAAATACGGATATTGCAATACTTCCACGGGACAGACGATCACGGCTTCCTCGTTGATGAATGGCGACCGCTCCATAGCGGGCAGCTTTGGGCGTACTATCGCCACCTTTCCGGCAATGAGTTCTACGCTTCCGCAATGGTGAACGTTTCGGAAGAAGTCGTTTTTACAATCAATTACCGCACCGACTTAACAAATGAAATGATGATCGAATACGGCGGCAAATTCTATGAAGTTATCCGCGTTGACGATTACGAAGGCTACAAGGACGATCTAAACATTTATTGCAAGCTGGCAGCAGATCAAGAAATAGAGATTGTAGAGCCGCAGACGTGAAAGAGGGCGTACATATGGGAGAATTGCCGAAAGAAATACTTGATTTGATCGCGCTTGCCGTTACACAGGCAACGCAGCAGACGGCGGAGGCGTTGCGATCGGTGCAGCAGGGCGCGCCGGAACGCAATTATTTTAAGATCATGGAAAAGCTGCTATACAGCTATCCGACGTTAAAGCGCATTGTTTCTGACAAGGCAGGATATACACGGGTTGAACTTCAAGAGAGAAGCAAAAGCGTTGTTCGTTTCAATCCGAGCGGGCAATGGAAAAGCCGCGAAGATATTATAGAGGATATGGAGCGGGACAAAGAAGCAGAATACGATATAACGCTTAAAGACTTTCGGAGGATTGAAAAAGTTATACGGCAATTCGAGGATCGGAAAGAATTTATTGTTGTCCGTATGTACTATTTCAACGAAAACGCGGACGGAACGCCGAAAGCGGCGGACGCGCCGCAAGCGACGTGGGAGGAATTGAGCGAAGCGATCGGAAAAGAGATAAAAACGCTTTCCCGCTGGAGAAATAACATTGTAAACGATATGGCTATATGCCTTTTCGGGATAGAAGCAGCGATACAGCAAGGAACAGAACGCAAAAAGAAAGAATAAACCCGCTTACCCATTAAAGGGCGAGCGGGTTTTATTCATCACCTTTTGCAGATGATACCGAACAACCCGTTTACAAAGATGAAACGCGGCGCGTTCGGATTTGAATTGTAATGGCGGAAGCGGTGGGATTCGAACCCACGAGCCCGTGAGGACTACCTGATTTCGA